AGTTTGAATCATCTGATCCTAAATTAGACACTGATGATATTAAGTTAGCTGGTGGGATGATGGTTTTCACTAGAGCTATGGATCATATTTCTAAAATAGATACTACTAACCAAATGCATCGTGATTGTCTTATATTATACTCAGATGAACAATTTTTAAAAGCATTATCATCAGCACTCTCCCACTTTGAAGATTTAGAAGAATATGAGAATTGTGCTCTTCTTAAAAAAATACAAGACATAGCTAACCCCTCTTAAAAATAGCTTGGCCTCGCAAGTCCTAATTCGTATTATATAGATACGGGTTTTAGGAAACATCTAAAACATAGGATATAAAGAACGTGGAATGTGACCACGGGTATATAAAACAAATAATAAACGTATGAAAAACAAAGACAACGTACTACATCAATTAGATAAAATGGATAGCCTTGCTAACCAACTGAATTTTATTGTTAAACAAGAACAACCTCTAGAAGTATATTTAGAAGGTATTAATAAATTAAAAGAAATAATCGAACAAACTCGTTTATTTGTTGAATCTGAACAAACAATGTATAATTAATATGATTTTAACAGCAGAACAAATCCAACAAAACTGGATTGATTTAGAGGAAACAATTAAATCATATATCAGTGAACCTCGTTGTTCACAGTTATTAGATTTTTATTCTAAATACTCAGAACGTCTTATGTTAATGCCCGCTGCTCATAAGAAAGAATATCATAATGCTTTCCCAGGTGGCTACGTAGACCACGTGTTACGAGTTATCGATTGCGCTCTTAAGTTAAATAACGTTTGGATTGAGATGGGAGTAGACGAGTCTACTTATACTAAAGAAGAATTAATATTTGCAGCCCTAAATCATGACCTAGGTAAAATGGGTGATGAACATAATGAAGCATACATTCCCCAGGATGATCAATGGCGTAAAGATAAATTAGGTGAAGATTATAAATTTAATGATCGCTTAGAATTTATGTCAGTACCAGATCGTAGTTTACATTTATTACTTTCTCATGGTATTCAAGTATCTAAAAACGAATGGTTAGCAATTAAATTACATGATGGTTTATATGATGATGCTAACAAGCCATATTTAATGTCTTGGTCACCAGAAACAAAACCTCGTACTTCATTAATTTACATTGTTCATCAAGCTGATTTAATGGCTGCTCGTATTGAGTTTGAGCGTGAATGGAATCCTAAATTAAAAGGTGAAGTTAAAAAAACAAATAACTTCTCAGTTACTAAAGCACCTAAACAAACAATTAAGACAAAAACATTAAGTAATGTTAAGTCTCAAGGTTTAATGAACATGTTAGATAGTATATGATAATATTAACAATAATATTAGGCTTAATGGTCGTGATCTTAGGATTCACGACCTTTAACCTTCTTAAAAAGAATGAACGCCAAGAAGATATCTTAGCAGGATATATGGAATATTTAAGTAAAATATCTGGAGTAATCGAATTCTCAGATAAAAAACTTAAAGAAGTAGATCATAAAGGTTCATTTGAGTCTGATGATGAAGTAGGATTCTTTTTTCAAGAAATAAAACAAATTCAAGAAACATTGAATGCTTTTAAAATTAAAAATTTATGATTGAAATACAAGAGGCTAAAAAAAGAAAACCTAAAGGTGTTCAATATTTTACCCAAGATACAGAAAATGCTATTAATGAATATAATAGTACTACTGACTTTGAGTTAAAAGACAAAATATACCGTGAGCGTATTCATTACGCTTTCTTTAAATTAACAGAAAATATTATACATACCTTTAAATTTTATTATACTGAGGTAGATAATATCCAGGATTTACAACACGAGGTAATAACATTTTTACTTTCTAAGATACACCTATTTAACCCAGCTAGAGGAGCAAAAGCATTCTCATATTTTGGTACTATTGCTAAACGTTATTTAATTATTACTAATACTAAAAATTATAAAAAACGAGTAGATAAAGCCCCTATTGAAGAAATTGAATCAAATGAAAATTTTTCTTATAGAATTGATGAAGGATCACCACATGATAGATTATCTAATTTCTTAGATGAATATATTACTTATTGTACAAATAATATTTATACTTTATTTCCTAAAGAAGTAGACGCACAAATAGCTGATGCTATTCTTGAGTTATTCCGTAAGAGGGAGCATATAGACATCTTTAATAAAAAAGCACTGTATATATACATTCGTGAGATTATTGACGCTAAAACCCCTAAAATCACCAAGATAGCCGACAAATTATATGGTATATTTAAACAATATTATTATTTCTATCTAGAAAACGGATATACAAATTTCTAATATTCATATTTATAAATAAAATACTATGAACGGATTAGACAATGTTGTGTTTGGTAAGAAGAAATTTTCTGATATATTAGAGGAAATTTACACCAATCAACAAAAAAAAGACAAACAAATATCTATCTTAATATCAGAACTTAAACCATTAGTACAAGAGATAGGTGATGCTACTCTTATTGTTCCTTTAATTAAAGAATACTTAGAGATAAGTGTTAAGAATGATGAACAATTAATTAAAATGGCTACTATCATTCAACGTATTATGAATAATAATACTGGACCAAATGATGGTAGTTTTGGTATATCTGAAGAAGAAAAACAACAATTATTAGCCGAATTAGATAAATTTAAAACAGAGGAATAATGGGTATAGATATTTCATTTGGTTCTGTTGGTTTAAGTAATGTAGTTTACACTTCAGGTAATACTCAAAGATCAAACACACTCCCTTCAGCAGCAGGAGGAAATTCATCTATCATATCAGTTAGAGTTAAAAAAATCATATTAGATAATTCTGATATGAAAATATTTCAACAGTTTGGTGAATGGAATAGTATAGGAATAATATTTTGGGAGGCGGTTGATAAACCAATGCCTGGAGATACATATAGTGAGAGTTTATATGCTTTACCTATATTCCCAAATATTAAACATTACCCATTAATTAATGAGGTAGTTTACTTACTACAATTAACTAACACTAATATAACTACAGATTTATCATCTAATAGTTATTATTATTTTCCACCTCTTAACTTATGGAATAGTCAAATTCATAATGCCATCCCAGGTTATGATAGTAATCCATCAAATGATGAAAGCCAAAGAACAGATTATAGAGCATCATTTCAAGGTGAAGTAAGACAAATAACAGATAATAGTTCTGAGATTAATTTAGGTAAAACATTTAATGAAGTAGTAGATATACATCCATTATTACCTTATGAAGGAGATATAATATATGAAGGTAGATGGGGTAATTCAATTAGATTAGGATCAACTGTTAAAAATGCTTATATACCTAATAAATGGTCTAATGGTTCTAATGGAATAAATGGTGATCCTATTATTATAATAAGAAATGGTCAATCCATGTATGATAGTGATTCATGGGTACCTGAAACTGAAGATATAAATAGTGATAAATCTTCTATTTATTTAACATCAAATCAACAACTTTTATTATTTCCTGCTAGTACTAATAATTTTGCTTTTGCTAAATCAACCCCTCCTACTAATGTAGGACAATATGAGGGAAATCAAATCATACTTAATTCAGGTAGGTTAGTACTTAATGCTAAATCTGACTCAATACTATTATTAGCTAGTAAAATAATTCAATTATCATGTAATGAAACTTTAGGAGTAGATGCTAAACAAATTGCATTAACAGCTAATAAAGTTTATTTAGGTTCATCTGAAGGAATAGAAGGAAGTAAAATACAATCAGTTGTATTAGGTGAAAACTTAAATTTTGTACTATCAGATATAGCTACATTCTTCAAAACTCTTAATATAGCATTTAAAACAGCCACTGATAGTAACGGTGCGCCTATTGCTTCATTACAATCTATAGCTAGTGATGCTGAGATGTTAAGTAATGATATTTTAAATATAGTAAACGCTAAAAATTTATTATCTAAAACAGTTAAAACAATATAATTATGCCAAGTCAATTTAAGGGACAAGTATTAGAAGAAAATGGAAAGCCTTTAAATCGATTAAATGTTGAAATTGACTACCCAGGAAGAGTAGGTGAAAGAATATACACAATAACAAATATAAATGGTGAATGGGAAATCACACTTGATGATAGTCCTGATCCAAAGGATGTTACTGTAAGATTTTATAAAGATGGTTATGAAACTAAAATTGTAATAAATCCACAGCCTACTGAAATATTAAAAGGTTTTATTGACCCAATAAAAGGAGGAACATTAGATTTAACAGGAAAATATAAGGATGGAAAATATGAATTTAATAGTTTTTCTGTAGAAACTCAAGGTTTAATTATTCAAGAAGCTCAAGATATATATCAATTTGCAATTCATAATTATGGTAATTATACTATAACAGTAGACGCTACTGAAACCCCAACTGAAAAAGAAGACATTAACATACAATACCAACTTCCAGGTCTTTTAGCTGAAGCAAGAATGGAGGAATTACAAAAAGTATTTGAAAATGAATTATCAAAAATATATAATAATAAATTATTATCATCGGGAGGAAGATATGTTATTCATAATCCTAAAGTAGAATTAGGTAATATTGATGTAGTGGAAAATATCAAACCAGGTGCTAAAATAAAAGTAAATTTTATTATCCTACCTATAACAAATATTCCTGTTCCTAATAGTGAAGAAGAATTTATTCAATTTTTAATAAATAATGGTTTTGAAAAATTAACTACTCAAGAAGCTATAGATAAAGCCTCAGTTTACCCAGGTAATTATCCTTTACAATATTTGGAGTATTTTTACTATGACCAAAAAGAAGAAAGATTCGCGGTTAAATATAAATCAGTACCTAATAAACCTGAACTTAAAAATTTAATAATACTTGGAAGATTTAATTTAATAATCCAATTAGATGGGAGTATTTATAGCTCACCAAAATATAGTTTTTATTTTGATTCAACTCAATCAAAATACACTGAGTTACAACCAAATCTCCAAAAATGGATAAATGATAATTTTATAAATCTTTCCACAAAAGAAAATATACGAACTGTTGATAAAGAAACTATAATTGGAGTGATTAAAAATATAGCCACAATATCATATAACTCAGATCTATCTCGTAAATCAACAAATCAAAAAGTAATAGATATTGATATGAATTATGTTAAAAGACATATTGAAAATGATATGGATGAAGCTGACAAACGAGAATTATATAATCTTTTAAGTAAACAAAGAGATATAATTCTAGCTAATGGATTCGCTGTAAATATAATTTTTTAAAAAACATAAAAATATGCCTAATAAATTTGAAGGCCAAGTCCAAGATAATTTTGATAGAAAATTAAAAGACGTTAAAGTAACTCTTACTGGTACTGGTATTCCATCAGGTACATTCACTAAAACAGATGAAAATGGTAAATGGAT